TTACATATCTACTGATTGTCTTGATAGTGTATGTACTGATCTCTTAGAAGAGATCATTAAAAAGTACGATATAGTTTTTCACAATATGAAATTTGATATTAAAATGATTGAATATCATATTGGTATTAAATTTAACAGAGACAGAGTGCATGATACAATGTTAATGCACTATGCTCTAGATGAAAATGATAGTCACGGGTTAAAACAGTTAGCTCTAAAATACACAGAGTATGGTGACTACGATTCTGAACTAGATGACTTTAAAAAGACATACTGTTCAGGCAAAGGTATGCTACTTGAAGATTTTACCTACGACCTTATTCCATTTGATGTAATATCAAAATATGCTGCTATTGATACAGCAGTAACAATTACCTTATTCAATAAGTTTTGGCCTAATCTTCAAAATAATACTAAAATTCTATCAGTATATAAAACAATTCTGATTCCAGGTACTTTATTTCTTATGGACATGGAAGAAGTAGGAATTCCTATTGATAGAGAAAGAATGACAGCAGCTGAAGGCTTTTTGGATAAACAAATTGCTGAAGCTAAAAAAGATGTTTATGGATTTGAACACGTTAAACAATTTGAAACAGATGCAGGAATTATATTTAATCCAAACTCCGTCCAACAGTTGCGTAAAGTACTATTTGACTATGTTAAACTTACACCAACAGGTAAGAAAACAGGAACTGGGGCAGTTTCTACAGATGCCGAGGTATTAGAAGAGCTATCAGAAGAACATCCCCTTCCTGCTGCTATTTTAAAAGTACGACAGCTCGGTAAAATTAAAAACACTTATATTAGCAAAATTTTACCAGAGCTAGACAGAGATGGACGCATTCGTACAAATTTTAATCTTATTTTTACCACTAGTGGGCGTCTGTCTAGCAGTGGGAAGTTTAATGCTCAGCAAATTCCTAGAGATAATCCAATCATTAAAGGATGCATTAAAGCACCCGAAGGCTATAAGATTGTAAGTCAGGATTTGACAACAGCTGAAATGTATTATGCAGCAGTGTTAAGTAATGATAAAAATCTACAGCAAGTTTTTACTAGTGGTGGTGATTTTCACTCAACTATTGCTAAAATGGTATTCGATCTAACTTGCGAAGTTGATGACGTTAAAAATAAGTTTAGTTCTATGCGTCAATCTGCTAAAGCAATTTCTTTTGGTATTTTATATGGCTCTGGGCCACAGAAAGTATCAGATACAGTATCTAAATCAACTGGAGAATATTATGGTATCGATAGAGCAAAACAAGATATTAAGTCCTACTTTGACAAGTTTAACAAACTCAAAGGGTGGCTTAAATCACGCAAAGAATTTATTGAAGCTAACGGCTATACTTATAGTTTCTTTGGTAGGAAGCGTCGTCTTATCAATGTGTTTTCCTCTGATAAAGGAATTGCGGCACACGAAGTTAGAAGTGGAATTAACGCAGAAATACAATCCCTAGCCTCAGACATGAATCTATTTGGAGCTATGGATACTGCTAATGAAATTAAAGCTAAGAAGATAGATGCACAGATATTTATGTTGGTTCATGACTCAATAGTAGCATTAGTTAAAGATGAGTGTGTGGAAGAATATTGCGAAATCTTAAAAAGAAATACACAAAAAGATCGTGGATGCTCAATTAAGGGACACCCTATTGGAGTAGACCAAGAAATAGGCCAGGATTATAGCTTTGGAAAATTCGATAAACAGTATCTCATTGAAGGAACTAGCTTATCCAATATTTAAACTAGGTTTAAATAAACCGGAAACTATTGATGGAGTAATGTTTTACTTATATCAATATGTTTCCGATGAGCAGGAACAAGTTAGTAAACTAAAAATAGTAGACGATAAAAATATTAAAAAGGATACTTTATCCTTACGCAGACTTAAATTAAAATCAGAAAATATTGATCTATTTAAAATAAGTAAAGCAATATACTTTTTAGGTGATCTAATAAAACTATCTACACCCCATACTTGGTTTATAGACTCTAACGGTTTAATATTTAAATATATAAAAAGTACTAAAGCTGAGTTAACTTTTCATAAAGTTATACAAGTAATACCAATTAAAACTGGTGGTGCTATAATAGAAGTAGAAAATATAAGTACTAGATTTAAAGCCTTATATACTCCTGAAAGTGCTAATAGATACGCAGGCATTTTAAACTATGGAAAATCTTTAATTTTATATGGTTTTTATAGTCAGGAACACTCAAAAACTTGGAGAAGGATATAATGGCAAAAGCTATAATATCAAATAAAATATATTTGGATGTTACGCCTGATATAGCAAAAAAATTAATTAACAATCTTACTTATAAAATACGTAGAAATATTCCTGGTGTTAAAAACCATTTTATACAATATGATATAATAAAAAACTATAAAGTACTACCTAATAGTATTATGGCTATACCAGTTGGTAGAATAGACTTAATCCCTGAAAATTACGAAATACAAGATAAAAGAGTTATTTGCGATCTTCCTTTTCCTGACCCTAAATTTCCTCTAAGAGGAAGTCAACTTGACGTATTTAACGAAGTAAATGATACTTGCTTTATTAATGCTATGGTAGGTTGGGGTAAAACATTTACTGCTTTACACATTGCTCGCAAGTTAGGTCAAAAAACCTTAATTGTATGTCACAATACAATGCTTAGAGATCAGTGGGTAGAAGAAATAGAAAAACTATTTGAAATGCCAGTAGGTGTAATTGGCTCAGGAGAGTTTGATATTGATCACTCTATAGTTGTAGGTAATATTCAAACTCTAACTAAACTAGTACCTAAAATATGTAAAGAATTTGGCACTGTTATAGTTGATGAAGCGCATCACTGCCCTGCTAGTACTTTTACAACTTTTATTGATGGTATGTATGCTAGGTATAAGATAGGTCTTAGTGGTACTATGCAACGTAAAGATGGTAAGCAAGTACTATTTAAAGACTTTTTTGGCAGTAAATTGTATCAGCCGCCACAAGAGAATACACTAACACCTACAGTTCAAATAGTGAAAACTGGAATTGCCCTATCTCCTGGAGATACTTGGGTTAAAAAGATTAATAATTTACTTTATGATACAGATTATCAAAGATTTATAGCAGCAGCAGCAAATCTTCAGATTGCTAAAGGTCATAAAGTGCTTATAGTTGCGGACAGGGTAGAGTTTTTACAACAAGTAGGAGAACTAATTGGTGAAACATGTGTGTGCATTACTGGAGGGACAACATATGACGAAAGAGTCTTGCTTAAAGAACAGGTTGAGTCAGGGGAAAAAAATTGCATTGCTGGAAGCCGACAAATCTTCGCAGAAGGCATATCGGTTAATATCCTCAGCTGTGTAATTTTAGCCGTACCTATAGCCAATGATGGTTTACTAGAACAAATTATTGGTCGAATAATGCGTCAGCATGAAAATAAAATATCGCCCTTAGTTCTAGACATGCAGTTTAGTGGAGTAAGCGATAGAAAACAAAACAAAGACCGTATAGCATTTTATTTGCGAAAGGGATGGGCTATATTAGGCTTGTAAAAAATACACTTGCAAATGTATTTAAACAGTGATATAATATATGTTCCAGCAGTAATTATGGCTCTATTCTTTAACCTAAAAACACTTGAAGAACAGTCAAACGGTGATGCGAGTAAATTTATGGCTATGCTAGAATATCACTATTCTAAAAAATTGCCTTTAAAGTACTCTAGGTTTAAACCAAGCAAAGTACCTCTGACTGGTGGCTGTTTTATATTAAATCCAGCACCTCTATTTGCAGACAAATCAACAGATATACTATTCAAAATTCAATATCTAAAATTAGCAGCTAGACGGGACTATAATTTATATAAACAGTACAAATATCGAGGATTGGTATTATCCTATTTCCCCGATATAAATATCGATCTAATTAAAAACAATCCGTTATTAATAATAACAGAAACAGAAATACTCTTTAAATACGAGGAAAATTAAAAATGGCATTAGCATTTACAGCAACTAAAGGTAAAGCAGTTAAAAAATCTTTTGACGCCTTTGAATACAAAGACGGAGAAAACACAGTACGATTAATTGGGGGAATTTTACCTCGTTATGTTTACTGGCTAAAAGGTACAAACGGGAAAGATATTCCAGTTGAGTGCTTGGCTTTTGATCGTGATGCAGAAAAATTCAATAACAAAGAACATGATCATGTTCCTGAATATTTTTCTGATAAGAAGTGTTCTTGGTCTTACAGTGCTAACTGTATTGACTTAAAGGATGGGAAAGTAAAAATCCTTAACTTGAAAAAGAAATTATTTGAACAAATTTGTTCAGCCGCAGAAGATTTAGGCGATCCTACTGATACTGATACAGGTTGGGATGTTGTATTCAAACGTGTTAAGACCGGCCCCTTGCCATTTAATGTAGAGTATACTTTATCAGTACTACGTTGCAAGAAACGCCCTCTTACTGATGAAGAAAAACAGGCGGCAACTGCTTCAGAAAGTATTGACATGAAGTATCCACGTCAAACGGCAGAGGAAGTAAAAGCTACATTAGAGCGTATTGTTACTGGAGCTGTACCGGAAGAAGATTCTGCTACAGACTCTGAGGCAGTTAGCGATTTAACAGCTTAATAATCAAGCCCCTAAGTATCACTAACTTAGGGGCTTTTTTGACTACAAATCATGAAAGTTTTATTCACAGCAGATATTCATATTAAATTAGGTCAAAAAAATATTCCAATAGAGTGGGCTAAAAATCGCTATGATTTATTCATACAGCAACTAAGCAACATTCAGCAGGAGTGTGATCTATTAGTATTAGGTGGCGATGTATTTGATCGTATGCCTACAATGGATGAACTAGAAGTTTATTTTGACCTAGTATCATCTATTTCGATTCCTTGTATTATATATGCAGGCAATCACGAAGCTTTAAAGAAAGATACTACTTTTTTTACTAGTCTTAAACGTAGTACTCAAAGACTTAATAAACTTGTTACAGTTATTGATGACTACTATTCTATTGATAATATGGATTTTATTCCATATAATAAATTAAAAGAATTTGAAAGTGCCCCACACTTAGTATACGGAGATATTTGTTTTACGCACGTTAGAGGAGAAATACCTCCACACGTAAAACCAGAATTAGACTTAGAACTATTTAATCGCTGGAAGACAGTACTTGCTGGTGATTTACACAGTTATGAGAATTCTCAGAAAAATATTATATACCCTGGCAGTCCAGTTACTACTAGCTTTCATCGTAATAATGTTGCTACTGGTGTTGTTATATTAGATACCAATAGTTTAGAGCATGAATGGCGTAAGCTACAATTACCACAACTTATTCGTAAAACTATTAAAGCTGGTGAAGAAATGCCAGGTACTGAATACGATCATACCATATATGAAGTTGAAGGTGATATGAGTGAGCTTGGCGCCATGGAGGATAATAGTCTAATTGATAAAAAAATAGTACGCAGAGAAACAGACACTGCGTTAATTTTAGACCCTAGTATGACTTTAGCCGCTGAGTTAAAAGAGTATTTATTGTACATTTTACAACTACCAGATAATACAGTTGAAAGTATAGTACAAGTATTAAATAATAATTTGGATAAGATTACTACAGAATGATTACATTTAAAGAAATTAGATGGAGTAATGCTTTTTCATATGGAATAGATAATACAATTAAATTAGATAGTGCACCACTTACACAAATAGTTGGTAAAAATGGACATGGCAAAAGCTCTATTGCACTTATACTAGAAGAAGTATTATATAACCAAAACTCCAAAAAAATAAAAAAAGCAGACATATTAAACAGGTATAGTTCTGATAAGTCTTACTTAATAGAATTAGATTTTAATAAAGATAACTCTGAATATACTGTTAAAACTAATAGAAGTAGTACTTCAACTACTATAAAATTATATAAAGACGGTAAAGATATTAGTAGTCATACTAGTACTAATACATATAAACAAATAGAGGGCATAATTGGTTTTGATCATAAAACTTTCAGTCAAATTGTTTATCAAAGTAGTGTTTCTAGTTTAGAGTTTTTAACTGCAACAGATACTGCTAGAAAAAAGTTCTTAATTGAGCTATTAAATCTATCAATATACACTAAGGCATCAGAAAGATTTAAAGAATTAGCATCTGACGCTAATAAACAAGTTGATGCTGTACAAGCCAAGTTATCCACAGTAAAGGCTTGGCTTACTAAGTATGAAAAAGAAGACTTAACTTTAAAAGAAGTAGAAGAAGAGCCTGCTGCTCCTAGTGAGCTAGTATCAAAAGCAACCTTACTAAAACATGAATTAAGTAATATTGAGTCTACTAATAAAAAGATAGTTCAGAATAATACTTATAAACAAGTTTTATCTAACATAGTTGTTGATGATCCAGTACCTGAAAAAGTAAATGAATCAATATTAGCAGAATTAAAAACAAAGTTAGCCAATAAAGAATATCAACTAAAAGAAGGTATTACCCTATCTAAAAAATGCTCTGGTCCTACTATTAAATGCCCTACTTGTTCCCAAGATATGGATAATAGTACAATGTTTAGTTTAGTAGAGCAGTTTAATGTAGATAAAGTAAATCTTGAACAAGATATTGCTAGTTTCAAAGCAAGTATTAAATTATTAGAAGGTAAGATATCTAAGTATCAATCTTATCAAAAGAATTTTTCTGAGTGGGAAAAGTATTATGCTTTAATTAATAATGATCTTACTAGTGAAATACTAGATAAAAATGAATTATCTAATAAAATTAATGCCTTAGAGAAAGCTATTAGTGAAATTAATAGCGCAATTACAAAGATACGTAACAAGAATAAAACTGTTAATGAGCACAACTCAAAAGTAACAGTTATATCTAGTCAGATGGCAGATATGCGTTCTGAACTAGCAGAGTATACTATTGAGTTAGTTGCACATACTTCAGAACTGTCTAATTTACAAGTTTTGGTTAAAGCTTTCTCCACTACAGGTTTAGTAGCTTATAAAATAGAATGTCTAGTTAAAGATCTAGAAACCATTACCAATGAATATTTAGCAGAATTAGCTGATGGAAGATTTCAACTATCTTTTAAAATTGCTTCTTCAGATAAATTAAACGTTGTTATTACAGATAATAGTCATGATGTAGATATTTTAGCACTATCTAGCGGAGAACGAGCTCGTGTTAACGTAGCTACATTACTTGCTATTCGTAAACTAATGCAGACTTTATCTAATTCAAGAACGAATTTATTAATTCTTGACGAAACAGTAGAGAATTTAGATGCTGAAGGTAAAGAAAAGTTGATTGAAGTTCTTTTAAAAGAAGAAAATTTAAATACTTTCTTAATATCTCATGGTTTCTCACATCCACTACTAGAAAAGTTACAAGTGGTAAAACAACGAAATATGTCAAGGATAGATAATGGTTGATCCTAGAGCTAAAGGCGCAAGAGCAGAAACTCTAATCCGTGACCAGTTACGTCAATTAACTAGTCTAAAATGGGAAAGAGTACCTGCATCAGGAGCTCTGGACCCTAGACATCAACTAAAAGGTGATCTATATGTTCCTGGTGAAAAAAATCTTTACTCTGTAGAAGTTAAGCACTATGAAGAAGATCACCTTACTAGTGCTATTCTTACAGGCAAGAGCCCTCAATTTTTTGAGTGGTGGTCTCAAGCAGTAAGGCAAGGTAAGCAAGTAGATAAAACTCCACTGCTTATCTTTAAGCATGATCGTTCTAAGATATTTTGTGCATTTGAGTGTATGCCAACTTGCGATTACAGATATATATTTATAAGCGCATTAGGTTATGAAGTCTATGTTTCTTTACTAGAAGACTTTGTAAAGTACGAGGATCCAAAATTTATCTCTTGACACATCTTGTCAATTTTGATATAAT